GTAGAGAAACGTCGGGACATCTCCGAGGAAATATACAAGGAGGTTGAGCAGTTTCTTAATAATTTAGATAGGGATCAGTATAACGAGGACTGGTTAATCGAGACCACTGAGAAGTGGTGTAAAGAGAAAGCAATTTACATTGCTTTAATGGAGTCTGTCAAGATTGCTGACGGACAAGACAAAACACGTACCAAGGATGCCATTCCGTCTATCATGTCGGAAGCTATTGGCGTGTGTTTTGATGATCATGTTGGACACGATTACATACTAGATTCTGATGACCGATACGACTTCTATCACAAGAAGGAAGAGAAGATACCGTTTGATATCGAGTATCTTAACAAGATTACCAAAGGTGGTTTACCTAATAAGACTCTTAATATCGCACTTGCTGGTACGGGTGTCGGCAAGTCTTTATTCATGTGCCATACGGCTAGCTCCGTGTTGCTCCAAGGACGGAACGTTCTTTACATTACAATGGAAATGGCAGAGGAGAAAATTGCTGAACGAATTGATGCCAACCTCTTGGACATCCCAATCCAGCAACTCAACAGCCCCCTCCTCAGTAAAGAAAAGTACTCCTCCAAGTTGCTGGAGTTAACTAAGAAGACACAAGGTAAACTAATCATCAAGGAGTATCCCACGGCATCTGCACACGTGGGTCACTTTAAGGCACTCTTAAATGAGTTGTCTATGAAGAAAGGATTCAGTCCTGATATTATATTCGTGGACTACCTAAACATCTGTGCCTCTGCGAGGTACAAGGGAACTATTGTAAATTCTTATACTTATGTCAAAGCAATTGCAGAAGAGTTACGAGGACTCGCTGTTGAAAGTAACGTCCCGATTGTCAGTGCTACTCAAACTACTCGTGCTGGTTTTGGTAGCAGCGATCCTGATCTCACCGACACCTCTGAGTCTTTTGGACTTCCTGCTACTGCTGACCTTATGTTCGCTCTTATTTCCAACGAGGAAATGGAGGAGCTAGGGCAGATAATGATCAAGCAGTTGAAGAATAGATACAATGATCCTACAATGTATAAGAGATTTGTTGTAGGTATTGACAGAGCAAAGATGAGGCTGTATGATTGTGATCAAGGAGCACAAGATGACATCATCGATGCAGGTGATATCGAACCTGCTACTAACACTAAGAAAACCTTTGAAGGATTTAAAATCTAATGGCTGATAAAACTTTTACTAACTCACCAGGTGAAAACTATGAGCAGGATAAGGCTGCTGAACAGGTCTCTAATGCTGCTAGAGATAAGGTAGATGATGCCACTGCTAAAGGACAGGATGTATATGACAAGACTCCTAAGACTCCAGAAGAGCAGTCTAAGAAGATGGGTACTGCCCACAAGAGTAAGAAGATATTAGATGAAAAGATTAAGGACAAGAAGAAGAAGGAAAAGAAACCCCAGAAATTTGAGATTGATCTTGATAACTATACAGATTTTGTGGATAGAGTTACTAGTCCTGCTAGTAAGGACTTCAACGCACTCTTAGCAAGGTATGGTGAGTTGAAAGGTGCTGGTTGTGACATTGCTAGACTAGATACTGCTGCATCAGGGTTATGCTCTGAGTCTGGTGAGTTTATGGAGATAGTTAAGAAGTTAAAATTCCAAGGCAAACCATACAACGAAGCACAGAAGGAGCATCTTACTAAAGAATTGGGTGATATTATATGGTATGCAGCACAAGCATCATTAGCATTAGGAGTGAGACTAGATGAGGTCATCTATACTAACACTCTTAAGTTAGCAGCACGTTATCCTAATCAAATGTTTGAGGTAGGATACTCAGAAAACAGAGCACCAGGGGACATCTAATGGCAGAGCCTTATATGAATGGAAGTCTATCCGTTGTAGTACCAATGGATGATTTCAAACTCATTCTTAGACAGATGTGGAAGTCAAGAGCTACAGAACCTAAGATGGGTGAGTTGTATAAGAAGTATAAAACATTAACAACATTTGAAGACACAGCCGACGAATCCCCTTGTGACATATGAGATACCCTGTAGACATTGACAAAGGCAATGAGTTTGCCAAGTCAATACCAGGTGTGGGTGGTTTTTCAGGATCATTCCCACTACCTAATGGTCAAGTACTAGTCTCTAGTGCTGATGGTGTAGGAACTAAATTGAATATATGTAGAATTGCTGGTGACTATACTACTATTGGTATAGATCTAGTAGCAATGTGTGTTAATGATGTGATCTGTTGTGGTGCTGAACCATTATATTTCCTAGATTATATCTCCACTCCTAAGATAGATGATAACATAGCAGATATCATGGTGGGTATAATGAAGGGGTGTGAGATAGCAGGTGTTAAGTTGCTAGGTGGAGAGACAGCAGAGCATTATAGACAGAGTGAGTATGATCTAGCAGGTTTTGCTACTGGTATAGTGAAGCATGCAGGTAATTTGATTGATGGATCTGGTATAAAGAATGGTGATAAGATAGTTGGTGTTAAGAGTAGTGGGTTGCATAGCAATGGGTTTAGTCTCATCAATGATATGCTATGGAGACATGAGTTAATGTATAGAGATCATCCAGAGTTGCTTACTCCTACACACATCTATGCTCCTATGGTTAAGAAACTTAACTATGCTTATGGTGAGCACACTGTCTTTGGTATGGCACACATCACAGGCGGTGGACTACAAGAGAATCTTGATAGGGTTATACCAGCAGGTCTTCATGCTCAGATTGATTGGACATCATGGGAAAGACCAGAGATATACAATGCTATACAGAGAGGTGCAGCAACTAATCCTTTAACAGAGGACATAACAGAGGAAGAGATGAGAAGAGTATTCAATTGTGGTATAGGATTCTGTCTCGTAACTCCGTTTGCTGATGCTGTTATAAAGTTAATAGATGAAGAAGCTGTTATAATAGGAGAAGTTGTAGACAATTCCTAAATAGAGGGGTATACCCCTCTTTTTTAATGGCTTACCTTTCAGGTGGTGAACAGACTACTATAAACTCAACGATAACAGAATTGTTTCCAGCACTTGCGTTCAATACTGGTAAGAGTTTTAGTTCGCCTGAAGATCTTGAGGAATATATTCTGGAGTTGGATTTAGAAACTGGTAACGCAAGAAAATCTTTTGTTAACACTTCCAATGTTGATGCTGCATATGGTTATCTCTCTAGACTAGAAGAGTTAAGACCTTCTATGAAGAAAACAAAACTAGAGAATGCTCTTGGTATATTGGATTGGCTTAATGATTATAATAAGAAAAGAAAAGTAGAGAAGGTTGTATGGGGGTATAGAGAGAAACCAAGTGGTGTCCCAAACAATCATGCAGGTGATATATTTTTAATACATAAGGATAAGAATATTAAACCAAAGGTATTGGGTGTAAGTCTGAAGGCAGGTACAGCATCTTCAAAGGAACCAAAGTTAAATTCTTATGTAGGTACTACTCTTAAGAAACCTGCATGGAAGAAGGCATATCCAAATGCAATTACTAAGTTAAAGAATACCTTGTGGAAGGAGGTCTACTCTAAGATACCTGACATGCCTAAGAGTATGAATCAGAGTAATTGGTTACAGATATCAACAACTAGACAGACACCTCATAAATGTGTACAACAAGCAGTACTTGATTTATTTAAAAAGGATCCTCTTATGTTTGATGCTTTCTATGTGAGGATGAATACTATATGTCGTAACCAATTGATCTCTATGATCAATGGTAATCTTAATGCAACTAAGCAATGGATTAATGAAGAGTTTAGATTACAGAAGCAGGATGTTGATGTACCAATGATACTTGTTAAAGCAATTGGTACCAATGCTGTTGCTTCACCAACGGATCCACTAAGAGATATACTCCCATCAGTTACTAAAGTTAAAGCATATCTTAAGAGTGGGTCAGTACAAGAATGGTTTATTGATCTGATGACAGAGAAATCAACCGAGAAGATGACTTTATCTATGACTATTAGAAGTGACTCTGAGTATAGAGAAGCAAAACAGAAGGGTAAGTTGGGTGCTTATACTATGCTTAAGCTATTGTACAGAGGATAAAGTGTCCACTCATTCACCCATTAACCTAAAGCACCTGTTATAATAAAGACATGGCAAAGAACACACACCTAGAGCACCTAGAAGATGATATATTCAACAGTGGTACTGCTGGTGTAACAAATTCTATCAACTTTCTGAAGTCACTTAGAGATATGCTGACCACAGGTAGTGGTGGTAGTAGCATGAAGGTTACTACTAAATGGGATGGTGCACCTGCTATCATCTGTGGTAGAGATCCACAGACAGATAGATTCTTTGTTGGTACTAAGAGTGTGTTTAATAAGACCAGTCCAAAGATAGTATACACAGAGGAAGATGCCGATAGATTCTATCCTAATTCAACTGTGGGGGACATCCTCAAAAATTGTTTACAGAGACTATCCACTCTACCTATTTCAGGTGTGTTACAAGGTGACTTGTTATACCAGAAGACACCTTCGATCATAATGAATGAAGGTAAGAGAGTCTACTCATTCAGACCTAACACTATTACATATACTATTGATGTTGATAGTGATTTAGGTGAGAAGGTAGGTCATAGTAAGTTGGGTATAGTATTCCACACAGAGTATAATGGTCCTACCATTCAAGACATGATGGCAGGATTTGGTGCTGATGTCAGTGGATTACAGGGTAAACCAGAGGTAGCAGTATTCTCCTCAGAGTTTACTAATGTAGGTGGTGCTGCCAACCTATCAATGGTTGAGAAGGCACAGGTTAATTTTAAAATTACTTCTGCTGAACAAAACCTTAGAAGAGGAAGCACATTTATTAAGGGTGTCCAAGGTGTAGGAAAAGGACCATTTACTTTACCTGCATTGTTTAAGGTATACTTTAACCAAGTAGTCAGAGAGGGCAAGGTACCACCTGCTCAGATAATGTCTAAACAATTCTGTAGTTTCATCGATAAGAAGTTTGTTGCTGAGATTGCAAAGAAAAAGACAGGTAAGTCTAAGGTTGAGTGGATGAAACGACGTAATGAAGCTGTGAAATACCTAAATACTAACAGATCTTCCATGAACTCAGCACTTGAAGGGTTTAAAGACCTGATGGATGCTAAGGTCATGATCATAAATAAATTGACTAAGATAAAAAGTGTTGGTACATTCCTTGAAGAAGAGAATGGACTCCGTGCTACTGATCCAGAAGGGTTTGTAGCAATTAAAGACGGAGCAGCATTGAAACTTGTTGATAGACTGGAGTTTTCCAGAGCAAACTTTACAGCCGCTAAGGATTGGGGTTAATGAAATTTATAGAGTTTCTAAAAGAAGCAACTGCAAAGGGTAAAACTCCTGCTGAGAAGAAGAAAGAAGCTCAGGAGGCAGATAACCATGTGGCGATTACTTTCGGTAGGTTTAATCCTCCTCATGCTGGTCATGGTAAGCTCCTCGATGCTGTTAAGGCACATGGTGGAGACTCAGGTAATTATAGAATCTATCCAAGCAGGTCACAAGACCATAAGAAAAACCCCCTAGGTGCTCAACAGAAGATTGAGCACATGCGTAAGATGTTCAAAGGACATAAGGACGCAATACAAAACAACGAAGGTCAACGTAATGTGTTTGACATCCTACGTGATATAAATGACGAGGGTAAAGAGCATGTAACAATGGTAGTAGGAGATGATCGTGTCAAAGAATTCGAGAAACTCACTCAGAAATACAATGGAATACATTATGATTTCAAGAGTATTAATATCAAGTCTGCTGGTGCTAGATCTGGAGATGACCCTATTGAAAACCTAAGTGCTAGTGCACAAAGGAAGCATGCTTCTAGTGACGATCATGATAGTTTCCATGCTGGTATGCCGAAAGGTACCAGTAAGAAGCACAGTAAGATCTTGATGGCAGATGTCAAGAAGGGTATGACACCACCCAAGAAGGAGAAGAAGGGTAAGAAGAAGAGTGTTAAAGAAGGTACAGTCTGGGAGTATGCACCCAAGCTAGACTTCGCAGCATTTAGAGACCACTATATGTTAGACCAGATCTTTAAGGTCGGTGCTCTAGTAGAGCATGACGACACTGGTTTACGTGGTCATGTCGTACATCGTGGTACCAATTATATTATTATGAAAGACGATAGAAACATTGAGTTACGTGCATGGTTACAGCATGTGACAGAGGTAACTGAGTTGTCTCCAGAGCAGGAGAGAGCAGCAGATACCACTAAGGACCAGTCTAATTACTCTGCTGATGATGGCAGTGGGAATACGTGGAAGGCAGGTACTGATACATATAGGATAGCACTTCAAGATATGACACCTGGTCAAGGGGTCAAGAAGTTTTCTGACTTCAATGCAGAAATCAGAAATAATAAATAATCACGTATAAGGAAAACCTTTCTTTTCTGGACAAAGAAAAATGACATTAGAAATGCTTGTATCATCTGCTCTTATGGAGTATTCCCAAGTGGAGCAGCAGCGAATCCTTTTAGCGTTGGAAGAAGGCACAACACCTCCTACTCCACGTGTTAAGAGGGGTCTTGAGAAGGTCATGGAAGTTATGAATGCATGGGAGCCTATCGTAGAAGGATATGCTGGATTCCCTGTTGAAAGAGACCACATTGACAAGAAGAAGCGTGAGCATGACAAGGATCGTAACATAGGTCGTGTTGTGTCTCGTGGAGATAACTCTTATGTTATCACTGGTAAGAAAGCTGACGGACGTTACATCGTTGTCGGTAAGAAAGGAGAGAAGACTGCTAAAGCACCTGAAGATATGGGATTACAGACTCAGAAGGAGGGTGTTGGAGTAGACATCGAGATACTTCACAGGCAAATGCTTAGTGAGGCAAAGAAAGCTAAGAAGGTTAAGAGATGGTGGGATGACGATGGCGATGGCAAAGGCTATGAGAAGCACGAAGTCAAAAAAACTGCCAAGGAAGACACTGATCTTATAAATAAGCTACGTGCCTCTGGAGTCTTTACCGAGGAGGAGCTCAAAAAGATAGCGGAGACTGACCATGAGTAATCCCAATGGCAAGTCTGCACAGGATAGCTATCTCAAAACAAAGAAGAAGGGTAACGTCACGGTTAACCCTAAGAAGGAGGATCTAATGTCCGAATTGTATTCAAAGAATTTACGCAATGCCCTTCAAGAGATAAAAGAGAAGGCAACTACTGCGGTTAACACAACAAAACAAAAAGAAAAAGTGAAAGGTGAGGAGAAGGTTGCACCTGCAACACCTTGCGAGAAAGTTGAGATCGATGACACTGAAGCTAAGAAGCAGATTCAGGAGAGAATGCGTCAGCGTTTACTTCAGTTGACTCAAGAGCATGACACAAAATACATGATTGATATAGCTGACCCTAAGTAAGCTTATACATAGAGTACTATACTCTAGTTGATCATGATTAACTTTTTAATGCCCATTGCTATCAGTATCATCAACAAGGCTGTTGATAAGATACCTGATGATCTTGACTCAGTAATAAAAGATTTTGTAATTAAGTTACTAAAGAAAGCAGCTGCTAAGACAGAGAACAAACTCGATGATGAGTTGGTTGCTGCTGTCGCTAAGGCACTGCTTGAATCCTAGTGCTTATAAATAAATTATAGGAAAATCATTCTCAGAGGAGAAGACATGGCAATCTATGGTACAATAGACGCTGCTACGTTTGGCAATAATGTTGCTGTTACCAATGGTGACGCTACTGTAACCAAGAATGCAGCTGACTCAGTTAACGTAGGAGATATTCTAGTACTGAATAGCGTTAACTATCTCGTAAGAGAAGTCACTTCAACCACATCAATCGAATTACATAAGAACTATGCAGGGAGCACCAATGGTACTCTTTCAGGTGCTGTCAGACGTACTGCACCAAAGGCAGTTGCTGAGTATGTAGTTAAGGGTGGTGACAGTGTTGATTACGAATTAGTATTCGTTGATACTACTGAGCAAAGCATCGCATCAAACAAGACACGTGGGATCACTGGTCCTGGTTGGTGGCAGTATCAAACATATACTACACACAATGGTGACGAGCGTCATAAGGCAGAATATCTAGCACCTGCTAAGGCAACTGCTGGTAATGCTGGAGACTTCACCGATGATACACTTGCTGCTGATGTCCTTGAGACAATCACAGTTGGTACACAACCTGCTAACTCTACTTCCTCTAGTGGTGCTGGAACATTCGTTGCTGCATTTACTGTGGATCAGTCAGGTACTAAGGTTTACAAGTGGCAACGTCAGACCAAGAACGCTACTACTCGTTGGGTAGATATCGTTGGTGGTGCTGGTGGACTAGATACTGGTATCACATATGCAGACTTCACTACAGCAACACTTGCTTACAGTGGACTTGCATCTGATGCACTTGATGGTTACAAGTTCCGCTGCGTGTTAAATACAAGCAAGGGTGCTGCAACCAAGTATACTAACGGAGCTGCTACTCTTACATTCGGTAGTTAGTAATTAAATAATTCGTAATGCATTTTGAATCACTTAATGAAAAAAACTATTTGATGTTCGCTATTAAACACTACGATAACCCACAGTCGGTTACTGTAGATGATTTTATGGAGGATATGAAGAAGTTTAAATACCTCAAGAGACTACTCAAGAGGTATTTAAAAACAGGTATCCTCCGAGTGAACCTCATATTGAATCATCTCATTATATTGTTTAATGTTTTTGGTGATGCGACCATACCTTTACTAATGTATAAGTTAGAGAAGGAGTACTGGTCTCTTATTAAAACGTTTCTCATCTACCTGAATAGGTATCCTGAAAACCCAGGCTTTCTAACCACGGTAGAGGCAGACGATGACGTAGCTTCTCTCTTAGAGGACATATGATTAACGAAGATGCCCCAACAATGAGTGCTGGTAATGGTGGATTCTCTGGATCTGCTGCTGCCACTGGTCCTGTTGCGGGTTTCGATCCACTGCTAGGCAGTGGTAAGGTCAAGCGTCGTAAGTATGGTAGGAAGAAGAAGGATGTAAAAGAAGATGCAGCAGATAGGTATGGTAAGTCAAACTATTTGCCGTGGTTAGTATCTTATGATGGTGCAGAGCAGTATGTGCTCTATGGTAAGTCACCAGCAGAGATAAAGATACAACTAAGAAAGATTTATAGACCAGAGAATCATAAGAAGATTAAGATTAAGAGATTATATCCCAATGAAGTCATTCAATGGTACTGGAAGAAGAGACAGCAAGCATTGACAGACCAATGAGTGAGATAAACGCAGCAATATTAGAGCGACTGGAAAAGGTAGTAGATAAACTATCCGATAACTCAACCAAGATGGGTGAGTTACTTGCTGTTCATAATGAAAAACTTGACAAACAAGATAGAATAGATGCAGTGCTCTTTGAGAAGGTAGAGTCAGTGCATAGAGAGGTTAACCGTCGAGCAGAGGAGATCAAGAAAGGTTGTGAAAGAGACATCCGTAAGGTTGATGACCGCCTTAGAGTCATGGAAAAGAAGATGTGGTCTATTTTTGGTGCTGTTAGTGTTATATCTTTCATCGTTAGTCCAGTCGGACAATCGGCACTAAGAAACTTGACAAGTCCCAGAGTCCCTGCTACTATCAATTCATACCCTGATCAGATTGCATGGACTACGTTGAGGACAAGTATATTAGATTCCTCAATACCAGACTAGACAAATTTAAAAACGTAAAATCAGGACTATACAACTTCCGTTGTCCCTACTGTGGTGACTCACAAAAGCATCGCAATAAGGCTCGGGGGTATTTTTTTCTGAAGAAGTCTGAGTATATCTTTAAGTGTCACAACTGTGGCATGGGGAGGTCTCTTGGTAACTTCTTAAAAGATCACGCACCTGACCTGCACGACCAGTTTATACTGGAGAAATACAGGGCAGGTGCTACTGGTAAGGGGAGACATACACCCAATTACAAACCTAAATCTGCCAAGCCTAACTTTAGTAGTAAGACATCAGATTTACAATCAATCGCTGATCTAAATAAGAAACATGCAGCGAGAGAATACTTAGAGAAACGACAAATCCCACAGGAAAAGTTATCCTCTTTGTATTATACTGATAGGTTTAAAACTTGGATCAACTCTAAGAAACCTGGTACTTTTCAGAGTCTCCAGAATGATAGAGGACGTATCATTCTTCCTTTAATTGATAAGGAAGGTAATTGGTTTGGTGTGCAAGGTAGATCTCTTCTACCTAACTCAACGATGAGATACATTACTATCATCTTTGATGAAGATAAACAAAAAGTATTTGGACTTAACAATGTTAATGAAAGTGAACCAATCTACATCGTGGAAGGACCGATTGACTCGCTCTTCCTTGATAATTCCGTTGCGATGGTTGGGAGTGACTTTGATCCTAGGTCGCATCATTGGGGCAATTATATTTGGGTTTATGATAACGAACCTCGTAACAGACAAATCGTCGAGAGAATCTCCCACTCAATCGACAGAGGAGATAAAGTCGTCATCTGGCCACAGTCCGTGACAAAGAAAGATATTAATGATATGATACTTGTAGGGTTAGATCCCCAGAAGATCATACAAACCAATACCTATAGTGGTATACAAGCAAAGATAAAACTAACCGAATGGAAACGAGTATGACAGAGATCAGGGTCAAGAAACGTAATGGAAGAGGAGATGAGGATCTCCGACTCGAAAAGATTCATCGCATGGTGGAGTATGCCTGTGAAGGATTGGCAGGTGTATCTGAATCCCAGATTGAAATGAATGCCAACCTTCAATTCTATGATGGTATTACTACACAAGATATCCAAGAGATATTAATAAGGTCTGCTAATGATCTGATCTCATTAGACAATCCTAACTACCAGTTTGTAGCAGCAAGACTGTTACTATATGGTTTAAGGAAGGGTGTCTATGGAGGACATCCAGACTACCGTCCATTCACTCATGATCATGTAAAGAATTGCATAGAGAAAGGTGTCTATGATGAGACAATCTTAGATGCATACAGTGAAGAAGAGTGGGTTACCATTGATAGTTTCATTGAAGATGATAGAGATAATCTATTCACCTACGCAGGTCTCAGACAGGTGGTAGATAAATATCTAGTACAGGACAGGAGCACTGGAGAGATATTTGAAACACCGCAACAAATGTATATAATGATTGCGGCTACTCTCTTTCAACGGTATCCTATAGAGACCAGACTTACCTACGTTAAAAAATACTATGACGCAATCAGTAAACACCGAGTCAACATCCCAACACCAGTCATGGCAGGTGTCAGAACACCCATTCGTCAATTTGCATCTTGTGTTTTGGTTGATGCTGATGACACCCTCGATAGTATCTTTAGCAGTGATATGGCTATTGGCAAATATGTCGCACAGAGGGCTGGTATCGGTATTAACGCAGGT